CAAAATACCGTCATCGGTCGCAAAGACACATCTGGGCCGCAGGGCAAAGGATACGGAAACGAAGAAGATCCAATGTTCACTCTAGATACGACTTCACCACATGCGGTGGCATTTCACATGACACAAACGCCAGTAAGCGGAGAAGTTTCACCGACGATGGGATCCTCGCCCGGCGGAATGGGAATGATGAGGAATTCAACCGTCCGCCGATTGACTCCAGTCGAATGCGAGCGCCTGCAAGGATTTCCAGATCAGTGGACAGAAGGACAAGCAGACAGCCACCGATATAAGCAACTCGGCAACGCGGTAGCAGTGCCGGTGGTTGAATGGATTATCAGAAGATTCATCACAGCAACAAACTAGGGGGAACAAATGACAGAAGAAGAGAAGGCAGTCGAGAAAGTCCTCGACGAGATCGTTGCAAATATTCTGAAATGGCAGAACAGAAAAATTGAATTAGATGGCAGATGTTGTTCAAAAGAACGCGAGAAGGGCTTCCAAGAAGGCCTGCGACTTGGCGGAGCACTTGTCCGCGCCCATTACATTCAAGTTGAAGAAGAAGAAGAATGAGCAATGAAATCCTGACCACAGCTCTGCGATTTGCAGCGGCAGGAATAAGCGCCGTTCCAGTAGCAGCCGATGGATCCAAACGCCCCGGTTTGCCAGCATGGACGGCATTTCAGAAGAAGCGACCGACGCCCGAAGAATTAATGGGCTGGTTTGGCAAGAAGCAAGACGGCGTCGGCATCATATGCGGATCCGTATCCGGCAACCTTGAAATGTTGGAACTTGAAGGCAGAGCCGTCGCGAAGAAACTTCACATCGAACTCCGCGAGATATTCGAGAGCAGCGAGCATGGCCACCTTTGGACGAAGCTGGTCAACGGATACATGGAAGCAACGCCTTCCGGCGGAATTCACTGGTTATACAGAATCAGCGACGGCAAAGTGCCAGGCAACACGAAGATCGCACAGGCAGCTGGCGAAGACGGCGGTTGCTTGGCAGAAACACGCGGAGAAGGCGGCTTCGTGATCACAGCGCCATCGGGCGGCAAGTGCCACCCTTCCGGCAAGCCCTGGCAGATCAGCGCAGGATCCATTGAAACAATTCCAACCTTCACGATGGCAGAGCGCGAGATTATCCACCAATACTTCGCCCTTTACGACGAAGTGCCAAAGGCTGAATGGATTGAAGAAGAAACAAAGCCACGCAAAGACGGCATCGAGACGCCAGGCGACGCTTATAACGACACCGTCACATGGGAGAGCATTCTTGAACCACTTGGATGGACGAAGGTTTATCAGAAGGGCGAATCGACGGCTTGGAGACGTCCCGGCAAGTCCGAAGGCATATCGGCGACGACAAACTTCAACGGCAACGGCAAGCTCTTCGTTTTCAGTACTTCAACCATATTCGAAGCGCAGAGCAGTTATTCGAAATTTGCCGCCTACACCCAGATAGAACATAAGGGCGATTTCAAAGCGGCAGCTTCGCATTTACGATCGCAGGGCTTCGGAGCAAAGACCGAACTGCGCACCGATTGGCAACAGATCGAAGCCCATAACCCGAGCCACGTGCAGCTCCACGATGAGAACGAAGAGATTGCAACCAGCTCGTGGATCCCACAGGACATCACCGACATGGAACTTGAAGACGAACCGGGGCCGTCCATTCTCAAGCGAGAAGACGGCAACTTTATCCTTTATGCAAACAAGATAAACGCCATCTTCGGTGAGAGCGAAAGCGGAAAGACTTGGATCGCCATTGAAGCGGTGCGCCAAGAATTAGCCAAAGATAACTGCGTCTTCTATTTGGACTTCGAAGACAGCGCTCGCGGAATCAGAGGACGCCTAAAGACGATGGGCGTGGCATCGGCAAACCTGCGCCACTTTAAATACGCAAACCCGGACGAAGGAATTACCAGGGGCATCGTTGAAGTTATTCAAAGCGAGATCCAGATCCACAAACCATCCCTGATCGTCATTGACGGCGTCAACGCAGCGATGAACCTTCTGGGGCTAGATTTGGAGAAGAATAAAGACGCCACCACCTTCTCGCAGCTCATTCTTCGCCCACTTCGGATGGAGAACGCCTGCATCTTGACCATTGACCACGTCACAAAGAGCAAGGACACCAGAGGCAACTACGCCATCGGAGCACAGGCAAAGCGAGCCGATATCGACGGCGTCGCGATCGCAGTTGACGTGGCGATGCCATTTGGCAGGGGCCTCGACGGATGCCTGAATCTGAAAGTAACCAAAGACCGGCCCGGCTTCGTCCGCGCCATCTGCCAGGACGCCAAAGACCTCGGCGTCGCAAACTTGAAGAGCAACAAGGACGGAACGATCACCGTCACAATTAGCGGCGGCACGATCGTGGTGACGACGAAGGAGCAGAAGCTTCAGGAAGTATCGGCCTACTTTGAGCGAATCGGGGGCGAGATGGGGCAGAACGACATCCGCAAAGGACTTAGGCAAGAAGGAATTGAGATCGGCAACCAAGAACTAGGGCAGGCTTTGGAGCAACTTATCGCCGGTGGCTTCATCGAATTCAGGAAGCAAGGGCAGAAGTATCTCTACAAATTCAAGACGCAATTCATGATCGGCGACGTCAACGCATGGGAAGCGGAGTAACTATTGAAAATTGAAAGAATTTGGTCAATGCCGTCACGATGGACATTTGATATAAAACCAATCAATGAATTATTAAAAAAATACGAAGTAGGTGAAGGTTGGATTGATCCATTCTGTGGCATCCGATCTCCGGCAGAATTTAAAAATGACTTGAATCCTGAAAATACTCATGCAAATTATCACTTAGAAGCAATAGATTTTTTGAATGTGCAAAATTGGCAGATCCGGGGCGCTTTATTTGACCCACCATATTCACTAACACAGGTTTCAAAATCTTATAAAGACATCGGATTGAAATTTCATGGCAAGGAGAATCCGACAGGTGGATTTCCAAAAGTGAAAAAAAGACTTGCTGAATTACTGAAACCTGGTCAACCTTGCATCTCCTTTGGATGGAACACAGCAGGGTTAGGCAAAGTTAATGGAATGGAAATTGTTGAAATTCTTATCGTGCCTCATGGTGGGAACCGGAATGACACTTTAGTGACAGTTGAAAGAAAACTCGATGCACATCAGGACGAAAAGAAATAGCCTGTGGATAACTTAACCGTTCCGCCGTTCCGCACTGTTCCGCACTGTTCCGCAGAACGGCAGGGGCAAAGCGACCAAACTGTTCCGCTGTTCCCCCCCTATAAGGGGGAACGCGGAACAGTGGAACAGCAGCCGAAGGAACAGAATAAATGAGAGATTCAAACTTTATCCCCATCTTTTGCACAGGCTGTGGAAAACTTATCTGGGAAGGCTTGACCGTCGGATTTCAGACCAGACTTGACCCGGCAACTTTGACCATCCAAGAAGAGATCATCAAACGGATCCAGGGAAGCCGCACCTTCGAACTACATATGACGGCCGTATCATTCGAAGCAGGACTGCGATCAGTAAACGCCATCCAGAGAAGCAAGGGGCAAAGCCGGACAATTCTAGCCAGCCACAGCTGCAGCAGGACGAAAGAGATATTCAGATTCAAAGGGCAAGAACCGGCAGAAGATGAAATACCCGATTATTGGAACAGAAGGAAGACGCCACAGCTCGAGCAAGAAGGGATACCGTTCTGATGGATTGCACCATATGCCAGAAGAAGACCGAGAACCCCGGAGCCTGCAAGCGATGCGCAGCCAAAGTACGCAACCAGATCGCAGAACTTCCACAGCTTCACAAAGAAGCCAAGCAATTCCTTCAGCCTTCCCGGACAGGATCAGGGGCAGCCAGCACGGAGCGCAGCATTGGAATCAACGTGGCCGCTTTGGATTTCACGATGGCAACCGAACTACTTAGAACCCTTCACGCCTGGGAGAGCACGATCAGATACAGACGAAGCCTGACACCACCGGCGATGCTGGACAAAGAACCAACCGTTGAAGGGGAAGTCTTGGCGAGCGCAACCTTCCACTTGACCCACCTCGACTGGTCACTTGGACAGGAATGGGCAGCAGACTTCGCCCACGAAATCCAGATCATCCACGCCAAAGGCCGAGCAGCTGCAAAGCGTTTCTCAGAACAGCCCCGGCGAATCCCATGCCCGAGCGATGACTGCAACAAGTACGTGGTCATTGACGCCGATAACTTAACAGCCGAAGTCGCCTGCTTCGGATGCAAGCAACAGTGGACGGTGTTGCGGTTGATAGCATTGGCAATGAGCAACCCAAGCAAAACCTTCTACCTTGATGTTGAAGCGATTGCAATGTGGCTAGGAATTACAGAGCGCGAAGTTTATAGAACGATAAAGAAGAACGACATCCAGAGAAGAGGAAGTCTTTATGACATCGCAGCAATTATCCAGGCACGATCATGACTAACGATTTGACGAAAGTGTCAATCCAATCTGATACGCTTGCGCTAGCAGATGCAACCATCCCCACAATACAAAGGGGAGTCGCATGTTAAACATTACGATCAGCATCGGCGATGTTCACACTGACATGACGACAGACAACAACTTATCATTCGACGCGATCGAGTCATTACTTAACCGAGCAGTTACCGCAACGCTTCAATCATATCTATCACTGCCGGAGAAGGACAGACTCGCGCTCTACGGATCGGACTACGATGACGAAGCCGACGGAGATACCGACTGAAAGAACATGCGTGCGATGCAAAGAGAAGAAACCACTAAACCTATTCTGCAAAGACAGAAGAAGATCAGATGGAGTGCGTGAACTTTGTAAGCATTGTCGGAGTAGCGATCGTCGCATTGTTCATAAGGCGAATAAGAATCGCCAAGCGATACTCGAAGAGCAGAACCATTCGTGCGCTATCTGTGGCGTCCACGTTGAAGAGAGCGCAACGAGATTCGTAATGGATCACAATCACGAAACGAATCAAGTACGCGGAATACTTTGCAGCAACTGCAACGTTGGACTTGGATACTTCAAAGACCAACCCGGCAGATTAGGACAAGCGATCAAGTACCTCATGGATTACGATGGCCTTACCTAGACCATGCAAAGACTGCGGAACGATTGCACGCGCAGCTCGATGCGATGAATGCGATCGCATCTACAAACGAATCAAAGAGAAGACCAGACCCACACGCGCACAGCGTGGCTACGATTACCAGTGGCGACAGATCAGCAAAGCGCTTCGAGAAGAACAACCCTGGTGCAGCAAATGCGCCCGGACAATTGATCTGACCGTTGACCACATCAAACCGCTGGCAGAAGGCGGTCTGACGATCAGATCCAATTTGCAAGTTCTTTGCAGAAAATGCAATTCAAGCAAAGCGAATAGATAACCGCACGCACACCCCCCACCCGGCATATCCCGGTACGGCCTGAATCCTCAGATCAAACGGGGGGAGTTCAC